TCATGCTTTACACGGACAAGGTGCTTGCAGGTATTGCAGTTAGCCTCACTCTCGTCAAACAGGCGCTTGGACTTTTTAAAGAATGGCAGTGCAGTCGGGTGGCACACGTATGTACCGTTGACCTGTGGTACGCATGGCCCCAAGAAGATGGCCTCTTCACGCGACACCTTTAGTCCCGTGTACTGGCAGGTGTAAAGCCCGTCTGCATCCGGATCGTTAAGTATCGGCTTGCCGCTGGTGGGGTGGCGCTTCATGCTTCCCTCGCTTTCAGCATTGCGTCTGCTATTGCGTAAGCCTGTGTTGGTATCTCTGAAAATAAACCATCGTTGTCAATTAACGCTTGCATAGCCTTTGCCGCAAAGTAGTCACGCAAGGTCATGCCCTCGCTGTAACCGCTAGAGTACGGTGCTATCTGCGTCCAGTTGTTTGTTGGATATGCTGGTGGGTTGTTCATTTCTTCATCCCCCTGATATAGATTGCCAGCGAATCCACAGTGTCTTTGCCAAAGCCTTGCAGCTTCTCAATGTGCTGTGCCACTTCTTCGATGGCTGCGTTGCGGGTTTCAAATTCAGCCATGACCTTATGCGCAGCGCGAACCGCTGCGGCTTCAACGATTATTTTCATGTCTCTTTTAATTGATGCCAATTGCTCCTCAGCAAGCGCATCCCAGTCTTTCTCTTGCGTTGGTTTGTTGAACTCAGTCATGCTTGTCTCCTTTCTAAAATATGTGCAACGCTTTCATGGCTTGGGTAATGGTCAATCAACACTCGGCAACATCTGTCGCACAGACCATCGTAGTTGTGCAGCCCCTCATGTGTGTAGTGCCAACACCGTGGACACTTGACGTAGTCGGGGTCATTTGCCAACGACCGAACAACAACAGTTGGTTGTGGGGAACTTAACTGCTCATACTGCTCGTCAGTCATACCCCCTCCTTGAAAATCAATTCGACCAATCCTTCTGCAACTTTCTCGCTCAGTCCTTGCGCCACGACCTCGTATGGCTTGAGAGGTTCTTCCCATGCTTCGCCATATCGGTCTTTGTGCATCTGCACCATCGTTCCCCATGTGCGTTCCCGCATAGCAAAGGCCTCTGTTGGCGTGTTTTTTCTTACATAGACCAAATACCTTTCAGTCATCACGCCCTCCGTTCTGCATCCAGAATATCGCCCATGAAAAGACTGCACCGATGACAATAACCATCAGTGCGCCAAAGCCCATCAATATCACCGTCACCAGTACGTCCCACATATCAGAGCTTTCCTATTTCACGGTTGAGATACCAAATAGCTTTCTCAAGGTCTTGCTTCTTGTCACCCTTGTGTTCAGCACGGCTGATGTACTTCACAGCGTTACCCATGTTGTAGTTGAGTTCCTTGGCCTCAATGAAGTCAATCGTTTCAATGCCACCCACCTTGTAATGGTAGGGGTGATTCACTGGATCAGGCGCTGGCCCAGTCGCTAACTTAGAAGCCAACGCATCTTTAGCATCTTCACTCAACGCGTTGGTGTTTATCCATCTGTAGACATACCCCTCCCCGTCTTCTGGCATAGTTAAAGGCGATGGCGGTGTTTTTTTCTGCTTCAGCAGTATGGCTTTTTGTTTGGCGTACTCTTTTGCGTTGACACCCAATTTATTGGCTACCGCTAATTCTGTTGGGGTAACTGTTATTTTGTTGGGGGGCATCTTTGTTTTTATCGTGTACACAATCTGATACGTCGTACCAAATTTCTCCGCAACCTCTTTCACCGATACGTTTGGGTGCGCTGTAATGTAACGACGAATCTTCTCTGCTCGGCTTAGTTTTTTTGCCATCATTTCTCTCCTTGGTTATGATCACAAGACGTGACTGGACACCAGCCACGACACGTAAAGTTGGGTTTCGGGTTCCACATGTCGCTCTCTACGGAAGCCTGAAGTTGTCCAACATCTGATACCCAGCTACCCCACAGTTCATCTTGTGAGTCAGCCAAGTAAGCAGTCTTTATAAAGTCGTCAGCGAACAGGAACATCAAGCCCGCTTTGACCTTCTTTACTTCTGGGAAGTGTTTAAATATTGCAAGGGACACAATCTCAAGCTGCTTGAGTTCAGCAAACTTGCTCGACTTGCCCGTCTTGTAGTCCACAGTCAAGGCGGTATCCCCTTGCAGGATGATGAGGTCGGCCACGCCACGCCACCACACGTTCTTGTCGAAGAACCCGCACGGCTTCAACTCAGCAGTCAGGCCGAGTTTGTTCTCGCAAAGTTTCTCCCCGGGCATATCTTTCAACACCTTCAGCGCTGGCTCTATGTGACTGTATTTCTCAGGAATAGGACGACCCTTACCAACGTATTCTTCGGCTATCTTATGAATCTCGTTACCAAAAATAATAGCTTCGCCCAACGGCTCTTTGATATCCTTCGCCACTTTGAGGTGGTAATACTTCTTGGGGCACTGCTGGTACAACGCTAAGCTGCTGTACGACCAAGTAATAGGTTTTGTCATTTAGTTTCCTCTGTTAAAAATTCAAGCCAATCTTTGATGTGCATAAGTTCTTTCGATTCTTCTTTCTTCATGTAACGAGAAAACTGATTCCTGCTGTACCTAAACTGCTCTACTGAAGTGATGAAATCAAACTCCCGCAGTAGCATGTAAACCCACGAAGTAGTAATACCGTAACGCTTAGAAATTTCGTCAACTGATACGCCAGCTTTGCGCATGTTGCCAATCTCCATGAGGCGCTTTATCCTTCGCATGTGTGACTCTCTAGCAGTCGCCATAGTTCCTCGCCATTCCAGACTCGCAGTTAAGCGGCAGGTCTAAAGCCCAAGGGGGTGGTGTACGCATACATTCTTCGATGTAGGCCCGAGCTTCGTCTGCCTCGTCCTCTGGTACTACGCAAGCCACAGCGTCATGCACGGTCAGCACAACCCTGTAGCGTTTTTCAATCTGGATGATCTGTTCACCGATGACACAACGTGCAACGGCTTGGCACAAGTTCTCAGCAACCTTGCCCCCGTATATCTTGTTCAGCCCGCTACGTGTCTCGTAAACAAATTGACCCGCAGAATCCTTGAGAAGTCCGGGGTAGTTGAGAAACAGACCGTTGGGTAGTTGTATTCCTGTGAATGGAGAACTCTCCAGCAAACCCACAGCGTCCACTTGGGCTGGCTTGTTGGCCAACATAAACTGAAGAATCATATTCAGATGATTCCACCAATTTGCGATCCGTCGGTTCACAGCGCGGTACTGCTTGATGATGTACTGGCAGTCATCAAAGGCCAAGTTCTTACCCATGTTGCCCAACTGAGTTTGAAACTTAATCGCCCCCATGCCGTATCCCGCACCAAGCACAGTAGTCTTACCAATGAACCGCTGATCTGCGGTGATATCGTCCTCCGGTGTACTGTATATAGACGATGCCATGTGCTTGTACACATCAGCTTTCTGCCGGAACAACTCCAACAGATACGTCTCGCCCGCCAACCAAGCCAGCACCCTTGCTTCGATCTGCGATGAGTCACAGTCAATGATCACATGCCCACGAGGTGCAACGATGCACCGCTTGAGCTTGCCGCCCTCTGACCCACGACTTGGCAAGTTCTGTAAATTAATCTTGTCAGCCCCGCCCCACCGCCCAGTATGCGCGGCGTAGTATTTCAAAGGAATAGGTAGACGATTAAGCGAGCCACCAATGTGCCCCCTGCGTGAGATGTTAATAAACCGTTCTGTTCTTGTCTCCTCCAGCGTAGATTTCGCGCCAAGCCTAGCCGCAACAATAGCTTGCACAGCTTCGTTATGATGGCCAAGCAACGCCACAAAATGCTCATCGCTCTTCGCAAACGCATAGATAAACTTCTCTGGGTTTGCCGGACTGGGTTTCATGGGCGGTCGCACATACTGCCCCAACAATTCAGCGAACTTGGCTGAGCTGTTCAATATCTCTTTCGTTATCCCAGCATCAGTAAACAACTTGGCCTTACGCTCACGCACTGCACTCAGATGTTCTTCCAATTTTTGCGTATCCAACTCCAACAGTGGATCGCTAAACATCCTGATCGTGATGTCGATAAGCCGCTTCTCCCGCACGGGAAATGTTGCGTTGAGTTCGTTGTAAAGCTTGTACGTCAACTCCACATCGTTCTTGCAATACTCTCCGTATTTCGCCAACTGCTCCACGCCAAAGTCCTCTAAGCGCAATCCCTTGGCATCTACCACTTCAGTGCCTTTGACACCCAATCCAAAGTGTTCAACCAGCTTGGCCAAACTACCGCCCACCTGTGTACCCAGTATTGCTCTAGCCATAGACAACGTATCAAGCCATGCCTTGGGCTTCTGCCCAAACACCCATGTCAGGATGGCCGCGTCAAACATAGAGTTGTGGGCTAGAGCGAAGTGGTTCTCCCAATCGAAGCCCGCCAGCCACTCAGCGGTCTCCTCCATATCGCCCGTGAACCATTCAGCGGGGTTGTTGTTCACCTTGACCGATACCCCGATAACTTGGAAGCGTGAGTCACGTACATAC